TCAGGCCTTCTCGGCCGCGATCTCCGAGTACAGGGCCGGGTTGGCCTTGCACACCTTGACGAACGCCTCGGCGTAGGACGTCTTGTCCGCTTCCGCCTGGGTCTTCGCCATCTTGTCGAGCCGTTCGGCTGCTCCGTCGTCGGAACCGCCTTCCGCCCCGAGGGTCTTGAACAACCCGGCCGTCTTCAGCTGGGCCGCCATCGACTTCGTGCTCTTGACGAGCACCTCGGCCGCGTCCTTGTCCGTCGCGCGGAGCTTCACGATCGACTCGGCGATCGAACGGGACTGGGCGTTGTCGCCCAGGTCGGCCAGGTCCGCCTTGAGGACGGATTCGACCTCGCGTTCGTGCCGGATCTTGTCCAGCTCGATCTTGTTGGCCTTGTTCTCGGCCGTCACGGCGTCGAGCGCCTTGTCGGTGGCCGTCTTGGCCTGCAAGGTCTCCATGCAGCCCTTCTTCTCCTCGTCGGTCATGGCGTCGAACGGCGCGCGCATGGGTTCGGGGAGGGTCTTGCGGAATGCGTCGTACTTCTCGTCCCCGGAGGCCTTCTTCAACTCGGCCCTGCGGGCGTCGGAGGCGGACTTGAGGATGCCCGGCATCGGGTCGCCCTCGTGGAACTCCAGCGCGGAGGCCTCGGTGTCGAGCGCGTCGAGCGCCTTGCCGTCGGCCTTGCCGATCGCGACCTGGATCTTCGCGGCCGCCACGGCGGTCTTGGCCTGCTTCTCCAGCGCCTCGACCTTCTGCAAAAGCTCCTTGTTCTCCACGTCGTCCTCCTCGGATTCTTCGTTGCCCCCGGAACTGATCCGGAGGAGTTTGAATATCTTGCCCAAGATCGAAACGGCCGTCTTCTCGTCGACGGTCTTCACGAGTGACTCGGGCATCTGGTCCTCGTCCTTCTCAGGGTTCGCCCGCTTCCACGCGGACCGCACCCTCGCCACCACCCCGGCCATAGCCTCCTCCGGGATCTCGACTTTCTGGCCCCTGAAACCTGCTCCGAGGGCCGCCGCCGCCGCCCCGACGATCGCCGGGTCCGGGTCTCCCCCAGGCTCGGCCGTCAACCTGAGCTTCCAGGTGGACGGGTTCTCGGGCTCGGGAACGTAGGCGTAGTCGGTCTGCGGGAAGGACTTTCCGTCCTCGGTCTTCGTCTGTTTGTTGGCCTTGCTGAAGAGCAACTTCGCCTTCTTGTTTCCGGGTCCGGGCTTCCAGGTCCTCTCGACGAGGCTGACTTCCCCGACCTCCAGGCCTTCCAAACGGTTACCCACGATTTCCTCCGACTTTTGAATTGTGCTTCCCGCTCCGTCGAATTGCAAAGAAAAATGTTTTTCGGATCAGGCCGGGACGCGGAACGACTGACCGCCGATTGAAAACGCGTTGAAATCACCGCTTTTCGCGCGCTCCCAGGTCTCGTCGTCGGTGATGTACATGCCGATGAACCACCCGACCATCCCGAGGTCGCATCCTGCGTGCCCGATCTTCTGGGCCTCGATGGTCAACTGCTCCTGGAGAAAGTTCGTAAACACTAGACTTTCGACGATCTCGCCGATCTGGACGCCCTCGTGCATGACCTTCCCGGCTCTGGCGTCGAGGACATACTTGTGCGCGGCCGTCAGAAGTTCGGACTCGCCGATGCGGTCCCCCTGCTCGTCCTCGTATTCCTCGCCGTCGACCTCGATGACGCTGGCCCATCCGTAGACCACGCGCCGTTCCATGTCCTTCTTGACCACGAAGCCGGACGTCGCCTTGTAGACCTTCGCCTTTTCGTCAACCATGAAATCCTCCTCAGTCGAATACGTACGTCAGGAAGCACCGGCAGTTGATCGCCTCTTCCGCAGGCCCATCCCCCGGGTTCATCGCCGGCCCCCACGGGGTGTTGAACGGCTCGTCGAGACCCACGCCGTCGGGGTTCATCGTCGAGACTGATTCGTGCGTGTCGCGTTGCCGGCCGTCGTTCGTGTAGTTCCAGAACCGCTTGACGCGCCCCTTGTCGATCAGCCCGGAGTCCGAGGCCTGCCGGAATATCTCGGCCTGCCCGTTGATGCTCGCGTCGTGGATCTCGGTCCTGGCGATGTCGAGCGCCCGCCGGTTGACGAGCCTTTCGGCATACCGCCCGACGATGTCGTTGACGTCTGTGACAGAACCGCCGACCTCGTAGATGCTTCGCGCCTCGCGCCTTTCGACGGCATTGAGCCGCCGATCCCACGGGGCCGTGGCGTTCAACATCCTCCCGGTCTCCAGCTGGTGCCGGAAGTTCATCACGTACTCGGCCTGGTTTTCCGTCAGGCCGATCGAATCCCGGACGCGCCTAGCCACCTGGTCGACCGTCATGCCCTGCTCGAAGGCGCGGGTTATAACGGCACGGATCGCGGCCTCCTGCCTGGCGGTGACGTCGACTACCAGTTCCGCGGACCTCTCCCGCGCCCACCTCGTCGACTCGGGGTTCGTCAGGTCGAGCTTCGCGGCGAGCGCGATCTTCTTCGGCATCTGCTCGAGGCCGGCACCGGCACCGGCGCGGAACGCGTCGAGGACGTGGTCGGACAACGACGGGGAGCCCGGCGGGACGCCCACGCCGACGATCGAGGCCCCGAGTGCCTCGGCGCCCGAGACGCGCACGGCCTCCTCGATGTTGCCGGCGGCCAGGGCGTCGCGGATTCGTCCGAGCTTGGCGTCGCTCTTGATGCGCGCGACGGCCGACGCGAACGCCTCGACCATCGGCTTCCCGTACTCGCGCTCGATCTCATACATCAGCCTGAGGACGCGGGCGGACCTAGCCTTCGCGATGGCGTCCAAGGGTCAGTCCTCGCCCATCGGCATGTTGAGCATGGACCGGAAGAACTTCTCGTCTTCTTCGCTACCGGGCGTCAGGTTCCCGCTGCCGGTGAGTTGGGCCACGGCCGCGGCGAAGCGGTCGATGTCGGGTTTCTCCAGGTCGCCGTGCTTGAGCTTGGGGGATCGCGCCGGGTCCCACCCGTTAAGCTCGATGAGCCGCGGGATGGCGTCCAGGTTGAAGACCGAGGTGATGCGGTTGAGGATGGAACCGACCGACATGGCGAAGATGCTCGTTTTGTCGGACGACAGGCTGTAGGAGCCGACCTGCTCGTGGCCGAGGAGGATGAAGTCGGCGAGGACCGACATCGCCATCCGGCGGTCGTGCCTCTGGACCACCTTGTCGGTGTCGAAGGCCCGGGTCGATCCCGTCGACAGGAGCTTGAGCGCGTAGAGCTTCTCGCCCGTCGGGCCGACGTCGGAGCACGCGACGATCCCGCCCTGGTCGTCGACGCGGATGTTGCGGACGATCTTCTTGCAGGCCTCGAACACAGCCTTCTCCGCCGCCGTGGCGTCCGGCGACATGATCTTCGACGGAACCTCGAAGACGGGGAGCCCCGCCAGGTCGCGCTCGATGCCGATCGCCTCGTAGCCCTCGATGCGCTTCTTGTACTGGTACGACACGAACGCGCGGCGGAGCAGGGACCGGCCCTCCGGGTTGTTCTTGCGCGACGTCGTGCGGAACAGGAGGATCTTCTCGGCCGGCAGGTATATCTCGCGGCCCATGTTCGGCGGCCACTGGTACCACCCGAGGACCTCGCCCAAGTCCGTCAGGTTCCACCGTTGGAGGCTCGACTGGGCGCGCGCCGCGAGCTTAGCCCACCCCACAAGGCCGTCGGAGTACCTGGACCGCTTGGACTTCTCGGCGTTCTTGGGACCCTCGCGGAGCTTGTAGATCGTCTCCAGGCAGGACCATCCGTGGACCACGAACGAAAGCGCCTCGCAGACGACGTCGTGCCAGGTGGTCGCCATGTCCTCCCGGCAGGACTTGACGAACTCGGCCACGGCCACGTCGTCGGGGTCCTGGGAGAACGGTTCGTCGCGCCACTTGACGGACAGCACGAGCGTCTCCAGGGCGTAGAGGAACGCCCCGATGATCGCGTCGTTCTCGGCCATCTCGTCGAAGGCCTTGGCCGCCTTGGTTCCCTTGAGTTGCCGGAGTTGCTCCTCGTTGACGTACCCGCCGGAATGGTCGAGGCCCGAAGCCCCGAGTTCCACGAACTCCGGGGCCGCTTGCCCATTGTCCCCCTCAGCCATGCCCGCCCTCCTCGTGCCTTCGTCCTACCGTGAGACTACACCACGCGGGGTCAAAACTCATCATCGTCCTGCCACGGGCCGCCCATCTCCGCTTTCGAGAACCCGGTCGGGAGGACGGTCGGAAGGTCCTGGGCGGTCGCCATCTTGTCCTCGAACTGCGACAGGGCCAGGCTCATCGTGTCCACCTGGTCGTCGTGCGACCCCCCGGGGAAGGACCGGCACTCGTCGATGAACTCCTTGATCCTCGGCTCCAGGGCACGGCTCGGGACGTGGACGTTGCCCGCCTTGAGCATGGGTTCGGCGGCCATGACCCTCTGGACCTTCCCACCGCGGGGCTCGACCAGGACGATCCCGGGGATCTTGTGCTGGAGGACGTTCTGGAGCGCCGGCCCGTTGGCTTTGTTCTCGATCCCCTTGAGCAGGGCCTTCGGGTGGTTCTTGCAGAACTTGGCGAACCGCTCGAGCTGCTCCGTGAACCCGCCGACGAACCTGTCCCACCCAGGGAGGAGGAAGAGGTCAGCGCCGCACCTGGCCCACGCCTGGTAGACGGTGAAGTCGTTCTTCTGGCCCTCGTAGGAGACGCCTTTCTCCTCCTTGACGTTCATGTCCGCGAAGATCGCGACCTCGTCGATCCTGCCCGGGATGCAGTCGTAGGACCTGAGCCACGAGACGTCGATGACGCGGCCCTTGAGCGGAGTCGGGCGGCCCTGGTACTGGGAGGACCAGAAGTAGTCGGCCTTGGGGCGCCTTCCGGTCTTGGGGTCGCCGTCACGCATGGCCTCCAGGACGTCCCTCGGCCATCGTTGGGGCCAGAGCGCCTCCCCGGGCTTTCGGCCGAGCGGGTCCGGGCCGATCCCACGAGACGGGTCCGCGGCTTCGGCCAGGGCCGGGAGGCACACGTACCGGAAACCCCGCGAGATCAGGTACGCGGCGAAGTCGTTCTCCCCCCACCGCTGCATGAGCAGGAAGACGTTGCCGCCGGGCTCGAGGCCGCGCTCCGCGACGCCCTCGTACCAGTTGACGAGGCTCCTCCGGTGCGCGTGCGAGAACGCCGCGTCCGCGTCCGGGATCGGGTCGTCGATGATGAGGTCGTTGTAGCGCCTGCCCATCGTCCCGCCGCCGGCGCCCTTGGCGAACCACTCCCCCCCGCCGGCCGTCAGGAAGTTCTTGGTCGACGGGTTGGCCCCTCGCGGGCGCATGGAGACGAAGTGCGACCGGCGCGTCTCATCGATGACCTTCTCGCCCCAGTAGGCGGCGTATGCGTCGGCATAGGTCGAGAACCCGATGCGCCTGTCGGGGAACAACTCCCAAAGCCAGAGCGGAACCCACTTCGAGATCAGGGTGGACTTCCCGTGCCCGGGTGGCATGTGGAACACGATCCGGGCGTTCCCCCGCCCGACCCCCTCGGCGATCTCCTGCGAGATCATCTCGTGCGGCGGACCGGGTATCCATGCGCCGAGCGACGCCCGCTTGGCGAACGTGTGCGGCAGGAGCTTCCAGAGCGAATCGTAGGGGATCTTGCGCGGGTCGAGGGTCACTTGTCCGCCCCCTTCCGGCCCTTCTCGATGGCGTTGAGAAGAGCGGCGGCGTGCCTGAGCGCGTCCGTGTCCTTGAGGATGGAGCGGAGGTCCGCGAGGTCGCGGTCTCCGTCGGATGGCGGCAGGGCCGGCGTCGAGGCGTTGGCCTGCTCGCCAGGCGGAGGAGGTGGAGGCGTGACGTCGATCGCGGTGTACCCGGGGAGCGGCTCGATCCCGTGGACGGACGAGTCGAGGTTGAACGCCCGGCCGATCCCGCGCTGGCCTTCGCTGAACAACCGGATGACGTCGGACGCCTTGAGCGGCTCCAGGCGCGTCGTCATCAATCCGGTCGCCGGGTCCTTGTATCGGACCTTGTGCGCGAGGTACGTCTCCCGCGTGGCCGGGTCCTTCACGACCAGGTCGTTGAACGCGAGCGTCGAGACGATCTGGCCCATCTTGAACTGCTGCGTCAGGACGTCGACCGCGCCCTTCCTGAACTTTCGGAGGGCCTCGGCGGCCAGCTGCTCCCTGTAGGCCATGCGTTCTCGACGCCATGAGCCTGTGTGACGCTGCCATGTGTTCGACTTGACCCCGAGTGGCTCGAAGAAGTCGATGAGGGCTGGAACCTTCTCAGGGTCGGACGCGACGAATGCCGCGCGCCACTTCTCCCAGGGGAAACGTTCCTTTGGTCGCTTTCTCTTTTGCTTCTTGGGTTTTACCTTCGGAGGAGGACGGCGCGGACGGCCGCCTTTATTCCTTACCGCTGGCGGTAATGCGGCGACCGGTTTCTTCTTGTGGTCTTCCTGCATGTGGCCGCCGTTCGGGTGGTGTCCGTACGGTCGGATTCTACTCCCGCTTCGACGCCTCGCGCAACTTCCGGGCGTCGAATGCCGCCTTCAGGTCGTGGTACGTCGCGGCGTTCTTGGCCGTGAACTTGAACCC